AAGTAAATCACAGTTCGGGTTGGATTAACGTAAAGGCTCACGCAAAAATGCGTGGGCTTTTTATTTTTTTTTCGCAAAAATGTCGCATTTTTTTAAACGCCTGTATCCTACATAAGTGAAAGGCGAAAAAATTTTATATCATGATGTCGCAATTTGCCTCGTTATTTTGGTTATTAAAAGTGTAGGGGTCAAAACTACCCTATAATCTACAGCGACGAATATATAACATACAGACTTAAAATTGTGGAGGTGTTTACGGAATGAAACGAGGTGATGTCGCGGAAGTAATCGAAGTTGCAACGTCCCAGTTGTCAGAACACAGCAAACAAGCGGAATACTCCCCGCAGATGTCGGCTAAAAAATGGCGTGAGTTTGTCGCAGGGGTTGCGAAAGAAGGTATATTACAACCGTTAATAGTGACGAAAGGTTTCCGAGTAATTGACGGCAAGCACCGATTAAGGGCCGCGAAAGAATTAAACATCGAATATGTACGAGTTATCATCGAGGATATTTCCGAAGATAAAATACCGGCATATATAACGGAAACTAAGCTAAATAGGGACGACTTAAAACCCGGTCAGAAAGCGGCGTTGGTTATTCGGTTATTTTATGAAGAAGAACGACAGAAGGCGAGGGAGCGGCAGGTACAATCAGGAGAAATTTACGGAATTGGAAAGGTTAGTCCAGATTTGGACGAACCTATTAAATCCGAAAGAACAGACGTAGCTCTCGCCAAGAAAGCCGGAATCGGTAAATCATCAATGGCGAATCTGCTCGCGGTCTACCGCAACCGTCCTGACTTATTCGAACAAGTATTCAACGGAGAAATCTCAATCAACAAGGCATACACGCAGATGAAAGCTGACGAAGAACCGGAAGAAGTACCACAAAAAAATCCGATCGAATCTGAACGTAAGTTAATCGAAGAACTCCGTAAGCAAGAAGGTAGTCTGCCACAAATTGATGAAAGTAAACCTCTTCATGAATTAAATAACCGATTAGTGCAAATGAGGAAAAAGGCGCTTTCTTTAACAATCGAGGTACTCGATGAAAGCGAAAAAATGGACAATGCTAAACCGGAAGTGAAAGAAAGCACTAGAAATCAACTATTAACACTTACAAGGTCTTGCGTTTTAGCATTAGGGCAAACAGCCGAAAACGATAATGACATGGAAATATTAGCGGTTATTCACGAATTATTAAATAAACTAAGTGGAGGTAATTAATATGGCTATAAGTAAGGAATACAAACAAAATGTTGGTAGTAAAGTATTTAAAAGTTTTGAGAAAAAAATTACACGCGACCACTTTAAGAAAGGGTTGCATACAGCTAGAATCGTGGCGGCGGCAGAAATTGCGGAGGAAATGCCGTTCGTAATGATGCCTTTACGCGATAAAGGAATACTTAGAGAAGGGGAGCGAAATACCCACCTTTTGCACGCATTTCAACCAAACTTATGGGCGCAAGACTATGCCTATGAAATCGGAAGATTAGGTAAGATGACCGTAAGTACCGCCATAGAAAGAGCCAATGCTTCGGTTGAATTTATTCTTGAGACTTCGCCAAGTATAAATAAAACGTTGAAAAGGACAGGAACAACAGAATTTGATTTTTACTTGGCTATGCGTGAAGCTGCTATGATAGAATCTGCCTACTATACTCGATTAGGTGGAGGAGAAATACCAGAACAGGCTCGTAAGAAAATTGATATTGCGCTAATGAGAAGGGCTTTGCGAAATGAAAGTATGTTTAGAACAATCCTTCGACATGCAGGAGTTGCCGAAACCGACAGTTTGGCGTTACTTCAATTTTCCGATGAAATTGACTTAACTGGAATTTTAAAAGAATTGGTAAAGGTTGACCCATATTTTAATCGTAGATCGGGGCAAGTTGAAATGTTTAACGAAATTAATTCAGAGGAAAGTATTAAACTTAACCAAATAAAATCGAACCGTTTTGCGGAGGAACTACTCGCCCGTATGGCTAAAAAACACCCTGCATTATTCAAAAAAGTAGCGAAAATGGTTGATATAGGAATTGCATAAATTCTAACGCAAATAGGCAAGCGTTAGATGCAAGGGAGGTAAACGACAATTGACGCAACAAAACGCATACATTCGCACCGGACACACTCGGTCAGGATTCTCGCTACTATACCACGAATTGTTCGATCTGTACCACCCGTACATCGGCGACAAAGCGACGTTATATTACCTCTACCTTTTGCGTTACCGCAACAATGATGAAGGTCGAACGTGGAAAGGTCGAGCATCCGTTACCGAGAAATTCCAACTATCGTACTCAACATTGCCGATACTCGACGCAATACTCGAAGCAGCCGAATTAGTGACGATCGAACACAAACCTGTCGGTCGCGGTAAAGACAAGATTATATACGTCGTTCACGACCCGTTAGAGCGCGAAAAGTTTCGAGAGAGGGAGGCGGATATACACCGGAAGCTGGCCGAAGTTGCGCGAAAATACGAAAATATCGGAAAGCTTCTAGGCAAGGAAAAAGGAATTAAACTACTTGCGTGAAGATACAATCTTTATTTCTGTAGTTTATTATCTACAGAAGCGTTAATGAAAAAGAATATATTAAAAAGAATTACTTAAAAAGAATAAATACTTTGCGCCATGTATTCGTAAACTCATACATGGTCGCAGATAAGATTAATAAATAAAAAATTTTATAGAAGGTATTACAAAGATGGAAAAAGTGAAACTGTCGCGCGCCGCACCCGACACTTAGATCGAAGGCGTCAACAACTAACACACGTTTTAAGGTGTCTATCGGCGCGATACAGACGATTTTAGCCGTACCTAATGGTTTTATATTCGGAAGAATAAAACACGGTAATTTTAAGCGAAAGGGGCACGAAAAATGAGCGAAAAAGTTTTGTTGCCACGTGAAGTAGCGGAGGATATTGAGCGTTTACGTAAGAAAGGTTGTAGTAATTTTACGATCGTGCGTTTAGCATTCGAGGCATATAGCGATTATTCAACAATACGCAAATGGGCGTTTAATATCAACGGTAAAGGCACACCAGACTTGCTTATGAAGGCGTTGGTTAACGGATATGAAATCGAAGAAACGCCGGAAGAAAAATTACGGCAATATTACTCGGATGTCTACGAACAGTATAACGAACTTTTTAAAAGTGATTCTCGTCTTTATGGCGTGCTTGAAGGAATAGAAAATACGTTGGATATTCTCGGAATCGAGATACCGGGAATTAACGTGGAAAAGGACGGTGATTAATATGTCGTTAACACAAGCGGAGTTGAACGAAATCAAAGAACGTGCGGAGAAAGCGACGCCGGGACCGTGGGGCATTGACTTTCCATTATTAGTTTGCGATCAATGCGGAAACACGTACGAAATCGTTCAGAGCGATGTATTTTTAGCGCCAGTTGTCGCTGAATCGAAGAGTGAAGCAGACGCTGAGTTCATCGCCCATGCCCGCGAAGATATTCCGTCGTTACTCGATCATATTGCGGAATTAGAAGCGGTAATCAACGTAATACGTGAAGTTGCAGCGGAAGGTTATGCAACGGCTTGTACGTCAGATGAAGCGCGTGCTTACGGAAGTATTATTGACGTTTTAAATCGAAAGAAAGGTGTTAAGGAATGAATAAAATTATTGCCGTACAGGATTTGAAGGGTAACATTTATACAATGCCGTCCGATTCGCCTAAATGTATTTTATCGCGGTTCAAGGCGAAGAGTTCGGAAAGATCGTTGATGTTAACGGAGGCGATTTCTAATGCCTAAAAAACCTTCGCAATACGATTGGAAAGCACGGTCACTCGAAGATTGGAACGCAAATACGTTTCTTGCGTACATTGTCGACAACACGCTCGAACGATACGGCGTTGAATACTTGCCGGGTGGTAGCGGCTCGAAGCAGCAACGATGGGCGCGCGAACGCGGCATGTTGAAACAAGCGCAAGAACGGTATGGTAACGCGGTGCTGAAACGGTTCATCGACATTTGCTGGCGCGAGTATCGGACGAGTGACCCGGCGAAGTATCCGTACCCGACGGTTGTTTTCATGATTTCCTACATGGACCGGTATTTCGCGCAAGCGCAGTCGGAAGTTGCAGCGGAAAGTCGACGAAAAGCGAACGAAATTAATTACGAAGAATTGGAGGAATGGCTATGATGAATAAGTTTGGAATTGTTAATTTAGAAGGATTGGGTATTAAAGCGATGGTAATTAATGATGGTAAGGCTTATTTGTCTTATAAAGACTTTGCTGTTGCGGCAGGTCATCCCGACGCGGCTGTTAATTCTATTATATTCGAATCTCCGGAAGAAGAAGAGAAACGCCGTCGTGTACGCGAAATATCCGGAGAAATAGTCGATGTTCTTGCGAAAGGAAACCACGAGCATACTGGAGAGTTGATTTACGTCATTAAGGCGAAGTCCGGCGAAAAGTTTCTGATCGGTGAGCTGGGATTAAAAATAACAAAACGATTCGTCGATTTTCAAGATATGGAATACGGTGACTTAATTAAACACGTTGAAGAATCAATACGGGCATTACGTTTACGCGCCTATAGGGAAGGTTACAAACAAGGACGTTTTGACGAAAAAATTAAAGGAAGCGGCAGTGAGCAATATCAACAACAACGCCGCGACGAAATTATTGAACGGACAAAGCGTGATATTGACGAATTAAAAGACGACGACGGTTTATACAAGGTTCCATTCAAAGGAACGTTTAATTACGCTTGTTTTGCGGACTTTGTTGTAAACCGCGAAAAACGAACGGTAGTTGCTTTACTTCGTGGCTATCAAACAGGAAAAGTTCTTGCTCGCGGCATCGCCAACTGTCACCCTAACGACTGCTTCAACGCGGCCATAGGCCGGGCAATCGCATTACGCCGCGCACTAGGTCTCAAAGTGCCAGACGATTACTTGAACGCGCCGCAGCCGGTGGAAGTACGGGTTGGTGATATTGTCGAATCATATTCATACAGAGGAAAACCGTTTAAAACGTTTAAGGTTGTTCGTATTTCAAAAGAAGACGGTACAACCAAATTATACGATGCTAATTCTATTGGCTTTGTTCGATATGAACCGGAAATAGGCGACCGAATCATCGACGATAGTCGCGAAGAGGTGTCGGAAACGGAATAATACGAAGGGAGGCTCGATACTTTGGCGAACGAAAAACATTGTTTACTCGCGTACCGTTGCCAACTGGCGGGCGGTTCGGCATGTAACAATCACTGCCCGCACTTTATCACTTTGCACGGAATGAACGCAAAAGGCGGTCGTGCCGGCTTGGCTGGCGTGCCGAGCGACTACAGGCTAGTTACGCTCGCCAACTCGCCGGTACGCGCAAGCCAGCCGAAAATTTACGAAATACTCGATAAATACGCAGCGACATTTGGGCGACAGTTTGAAGAAATTGGTGATCGAATCAAGTCGGTCTATATGTGGTCGAAGTCGCCCGGAACCGGTAAAACAACGACGGCTGCTGCTTTACTGAACGATTGGCTTGTCGCGCATTATCTCGGTTCGCTAAAGCGTGATCGACAACCATTGCAACAGCCGGCGTACTTTTTGGACGTGAACGAATTCCAAATGCGGTATAATCTCGCCACAATGACGAATGATGATGCGGAGTTGTCAACAATTCGCAAGTTGATAGAAATGTGCCAACGCGTACCATTCATCGTGATGGACGATATTGGCGTTCGTGGTGCGAGCGAGGCGTTCCGTGCGTATTTACACGCAATCATAAATCATCGCGCTGTTAACGGTTTGCCTACGATATATACGTCGAATTTACCGATCGAAGAATTGGCGCGAGTGTTCGATGAACGGTTGTACGACCGCGTGCGCGACCAGTGTGCGGTGTTGCATTTTGAGGGCGATTCTAAAAGGGGGATTAGAAAAAATTGATCGTTTATATTATCAGTCGTGTTGATAGCGGAGAAATAGAATTAGTGACCGCTAACGAAAATGTGGCGAAAGATTGGGAGGAAATAAAAGACGTGTTTGGCGAGCAAGTATATGAATATTCAGCTTGGGTAGTAAACGATTACTGAAAATAATTTATTTTACCACAATTACGTTATAGCGGAGGTGATCGCTTGAATTACGGTCAAATGTTACTATCGAAAGTAATCGATAATAACGACGTTGTCGCGCTGAAACGATTCGGCGTCGAGGAGTTTCACTTCGCCACGGAAGGCGAGCGCGGCGATATACACGCTATTATTAATTACCGTGTTACAAACGGACTGCCGACGGTTTATACGTCAAACTTTCCGATCGAGGATATGGCGCGAATATTTGACGAAAGGCTTTACGATCGTATGCGTGATATGTGCGCTGTTGTAGAGTTTACAGACGAAAGTAAAAGGGGGAAACGGAGGGGGTAGCGTGTATTACCTTTTTTGGGAACATTCCGAACATCGTAAACCGAAACCTAGACCGGAAATCGAGCGAGCGAGGAAAAGGCGGGAACGGAACGAGGAAATCGATAGATTGCTAGACGAAATGAACGATTACAGGAGGCTTTATGAAACGTTCGGTGACGCTGAATATGCGGAAAGGATAGAACGTGTAAAAGAGAAGTTACGGAAATTATAAGAAAAGGTGATTGTTATGCCGAAATACAAAGTTTACGGGGTTGTAGTAGGAACAAAATATATTGGGGAATTTGAAACGCATAACAAAGAAGAAGCTGAACAATTGGCTTGGGATTCTGAAAATGCCTACATTTCTATTTGTTATCATTGTTCAAAAGAAATTGACGAACCGCAAATTGAAAAAATGATTGTAGAAAAAGAAGAAGATTAATATAAATTCTGATGCTAGAGTAAAGGAGGTTGATACCGATTGAGTTACTCACACATGCTTTTTTCGAAAATAATAGACGATAACAACGTTGCTGTCCTTAAACGTTACAACATCACCGAAGATGACTTCGCAACGGAAGGCGAACGCGAGGTTTATCGTTTTATCGTCAATTACGCGGAACAAAATGGCGGTCGAACGCCGTCGTTCGAGGTAGTCGCTGCGGAATGTCCTTCGTTCGTGCCGATGCCGGGCGTCGAGGACAGCTACGAGTTCTTGGCGCGGGAAATAAAAGATAAAGCCGCAAAGGTTGCGCTCGATCGCTATTTGTCGAAATTTGCCGAAAAATTTAATTCAGGCGAACGTGGCGAAAAGCTTCTTGAGGACTTGCAGAAAAATGTCGAATTGATTAAAATAAGAACAGATGTTCGTAAGTCGTTCGGAACGGACTTGAACAACGTCAAAAGTCAGTTTCTTGCGGAATACGAGCGTCGGAAATCAGGCGAATCATTCCGTATTTGGAAGTCGAAATTCGACTTTATCAATCGGAGTGTTGGCGGATATATTAGCGGAAACGTTTATGTTGTTTACGGAAAAAGCGGTCGAGGTAAGTCGATTATTACGCTTGAAGAAGCGATTGAAGCGGCATTGCAAGGCGCGAATGTGTTGATTTGGGCAATGGAAATGGGTTGGTTTGAAGTTTGGGTTCGTATATTCGTCAGCTTGAGCGGTCGGCAAGGTATTACAACCGCCAATATTGACGGTATTGACATGAACGCAGGGTTTGATTCTAGCGCATTGCGAAATGGTAAGCTTCCTCATGAATTTGAAACCGCATTTAAATTTTTTCTTGACGGCGTAAACGAACAAATTTCCGGCAACATAATTGTTCGTGCGGTAGATGACGAAGATTTCCAATTTAGAAATTTGCGGTCACTTGAAGCGGACATTCTCGCAACAAATGCCGATGTCATCGTGCTAGACCCGTTTTACTACCTGCACTATGAACGAAACACGTCCAAAACAACTGGTGGCGACGCAGCGGCAACGTCGATGAAATTGCGTCATTTAGCAGGACGGACACATTCTGTTATTTTCGCGATAACACAAGCGGAAGAGACGAAAGAAAGTAAGGATGACGACGGCAATCGCGAGTTGAAATTACCTGACCGCGAGGACGTGAAGAAAACGAAGCAGTTACTCGAGGACGCGTACTTGTTAATCGGTGTCGATACCGATTACAAGCAAGGGCGTGGTTTGATCGGGTTGAACAAAGGACGTGATGGCGGTGAAGGCGAAACTCAGGAGATATTATATGTTCCGCAATATGGTATCGTGAGAGAACCGGAAACGGGCGAAGCAGTCGCCGGTCAATTCGATTTTTAGGCGGGGAGGGCGAGTATATGCCAACGATTGAAGTACGTGGCCAACCGATCGATATTGACGTTCGTTCTGAATTAGAGCAGTTTGAGTGGGAACGTGCGACGTGGACGGAAGAAAAGCTGATCGCTGCAAGTCCTTTTCGTTATGATCGCAAACCGTCATTTTTCGTTCGCTTGCAACCATACGGCCAATATCCTGCCGGCGTGTGGTCGGATAGCGGCGCATATGACGAAGAGTGGCGGAGCGGCAATTTCGTTAAGTTGCTGTCGTTCCTGCGGTCGGAAACGTACGAAGAAACCGAAGAGTATTTGCTTATGACGTACGGCCGATCAAGCGACCACGATTTAAAATTACATCTGAATTTGCGGTTGCCGCGTCGTTTTGAACCGTTGCCTGAATCACTGATTGAGCCGGCGATTAGTCCGTATTTGACAAGTCGCGGCATTAGCGAGCAGGCACAACGGTTGGCAGGCGTTGGTCGCAGTCGACACAAAGGTTTTGTATCGATACCATGGCGGACGGCTCGTGGCGAATTGGCAAACGTTATGTATCGTGCAGTACGTGGTAAGCTTTTCTTCTACGAAAAAGGCGGTTGGCCAATTCGTGAATTAGTGTGGGGAATCGATTTGATTTATCGAGAGCGGGCGAGATTAGCGGTATTGTGCGAGGCGCCGATCGATGCATTGACGTGGTGGAGTGCTGGCGTGCCGGCGATTGCGGTAGGCGGCGTTAATTTTTCGGACAAACAAGCGGACATCATCAAAATGTCGCCGATTGAAACGCTTGTGCTTGGCGCGGATAACGACAAAGCAGGCGCGAAACTGAATGAAGCGGTGAAGCGGAAAATGCGTGGGTATGTGCGTTTGATGAAGGTGGATTATGGCGATAAAAAAGACGCGAATGAGTGCGGCGTTGATGTACTGCGTGATAAGGCAGAATTATTCACGCCTGTATTCGACAACCTTTTCGATTGGCACGTCAAGAAATTCACAAATACGATCAATGGTTCGTAAGTTTACGTACTTGCCGTTAGAAATATTATTAATTGTACGACTACTAAATTTACAGCCACGCTCAACGTCTATTAATTTTAAACCCTTTTCCTCAAGCGTTTTAAAGAACGGTTCATAAGAAATCATAAAAAAAACCTCCTAAATTTACTTTTTTACATTTACAAAAGTAAAGTCTTATTGTATTATATGCATATACGATTTATTTTGCAAAAAAGTTTCAAAAAATTTTTCATGATTTGTCGCACTTTTTGCATCTTCTGTATCCTACATTAATAGATAGGGAAAAGGAGGAATAAAAATTGAAATTTGACAACTTAATATTTGTTGAAGAGGCTATGCGTTTTCCAGAAGTCGTTAAACTAGTTAGAGATGCTTCTGAAAGAATTTGGTACAAAGTCAATGATGTAACATCGTTTGAGCATACTTGTTACCGAAATATCGGCATAGCATTGGTTAACGAAAATGTGCGCTCGGTAGGAGGTATAGCAACGAGAATTATCGCAAGAGCCGAAAAGTGGCACATTAAAAACAGAGGCGCAGAGCCGTTAGAATCAATTCAATCTTTGGCGGGATTGGATGAGGAAGGCTGCGAACAGCCTTTTGAGATTAAGGACGTTTTGGCGAACGTCGAATCAACGGTTATAGATTCGCGATCAGTTAACGAAAAAATCGCCTTTTTGGCGGAAGGCGATCCTCGTAAGGAGTTTGTTTTAAGGCACTGGACGAACGGCGGGTACAACGATAAAGAACTTTCCAACGTTTTGGCGAACGTTTTTGGCGGGAAAAGTTCAAGTCACCGCCGATTCATCCAGCGTTTCAGAATTGAATGTCAGAGACGGTTGGCGTAACGTCTCTGACTGTTAAAAACGAGGGCGTTAATAAAATTGGCGTAGTATGCCCTCATCTATATTATAACGCATAATTTACTAAAATTAAACTTAACACGGTTATAAATTTAACATATTTTAGTACGGCTTGTCAACACTTTAAGGCGGTGAAGTTTGTATGACGGAAATATTATTATCGCTGGCTGCGTGTTTCATATCGTTCTTCATAGGCTATGTTTGTGGAAATGACGACAAACAGACGAAGAAAGGGTGATAAAATGGCGAAGGTTATCGATTTACGTGAATTTCGACGCAAGAAAATCATTGCACAATATATAGCGTTTTATGGCACGACATACGATAAGGCGGTGTGCAAGAGATGAAAGCGATGGGCGACGCAATAAAACAGGCCGGTTTATTGGTGCTTTCCGATCACGCTAAAGAGCGGATACGCCAACGAGTTGGCATTATTTCGGAATCTGTGGCGGTTTCGTGGGTTAGCGACGTCATTTCGCAAGCAACCGAAACCAAGCGTGACGGCAACAAAACGCATTACATTACGGATACTTTCGAAATTATTTGCGACGGTGTACGTGTTGTTACGGTAAAGCCTGCTGAACAAGCTAATCAGTATTTCGGAATGTTTCGCGAATTACTGGCGAAAGAATCGTCGAAATTATTGGCGGCTTACAAACGAGAACTTCGCAAAGCAGAAATAGCCGTTGCGGAAGCGCAGCTAAACTTTTTAAAAGCGCGCAATCCGCACACGAAAGAGCGTATTAAAGCGAAATTAACCGACGCGATCGATTATAAAGCGTTGGTAGAGGACGAAATTAAGAAAATTGAATTGGCGGCGAAAAGATTTGGAGTTGAGGCGGCGAAATAGTCGTCCGCCCGCCGGAGGGCGTGAAGGCAGTCGTTAAGTAAGATTGTCGCGGCGGAACGCTAAAGCTATCCGTCGTTTCGGCTGCTAGTTCGCGCTTTGCGACGGGCGCTAGTTGGCGAGTGTGCCCGACGAAGTAATTAAATTAACGGAAGGAGAGCGATCGAATGAGTTACATTTCTAAACGCGGCGCTGATGCTGCCAAGTCGGCAACAACCGAGCAACAACAAGACGCGAGCAAAGCGTTGGTAACGTTGAAAAGCGGTACGACACTGAAAGTGCGCGTATTGTCGAAAGACGATAGTGCGGAGTATTTCGCAGCCAGCGTGTTTAAGGTGTTCAACACTACGCCAGTTGCGCCTGACAATCTTTATCAAAAAGCGGCGAACATCTTATTTGAGCAGGCGAAAAAGGCAAAATCCGATGCCGAAGCCGAAGAACTAAAAACACAAGCGCGCCAGTTAAAACCGAAACCACGTTATTTGTTCGGGTTTATCAATCTCGAAAATGGCGAGCCAATCGTTGTTGATTTATCGAAGGCACAAGCGCAAGTCGTTTATCAAGCGCTTGACAAGTACGAAAAGAAAATCGGAAAAGTAGCTTTTGAATTATCGAAAAGCGGAACCGGAACATCTACGGTTGTTAGTTTATCGCCAATTCTCGATATGGACGAAGATTTAACGGAAGTTGAACGTAAAAACTTCGAGGAAGCAGACGGTAAAGAGTTTCCGGCGGAATTATTCGAAAAAGTTTTGTATATGAAGACCGAAGCAGAGCAAATCGAAGACCTGAAAACGTTCGGGTTTGACGTTAGCAAATTAGGTGTTGACGGCGCGGAAAGCGACAAAGACGAAAATTTACCGTTTTAAAGGAGCGTGAATAAATGGCGCATGACACACAAGTAACCGGTGTAGTCTCCGAACTAACCGCAGCGAAGTTGCTCATGACTTCGCTAGGGTACGAAGTGGCAAAGCCGTTTGCACCGGAGGTTTATGACTTACTTGCGCGCGACCCGGTTAACGGAAAGGCTTACCGCATTCAAGTGAAAACTTTGCGTGTGCGGACTGATCGCGATAATGCGTTAGTAGTATACGCTCGCAAGAGTAACGGTCAGCCTTATACGCAAGATGACTGCGACTACATCATCGGCGTTAACGGCAATCGTGCTTTTATGTTCGAATGCGAGGGGTTGACCGAATACTGGAGTACGGAGCAGACGGCGAAAAAGCGCTGGATTGAGTTAGGGGCAAGCGCATGAGGCGATACGGTATTAGCAGAGGTAGTGGCGGTCGTCAGCAGGTTGGGGAGTAGCGATGGATATTTGGCGCGGTAAGTTTAAACGAAGGGAGACGGTAAAATGGCGAAATTAGAAAACGTGAAAGTTCTCGAAATGAGTTACGGTGAGATTACCCACGTTCAATATAACGGTAAGATTTACGAGAGGGTTAACACGAAAGCGAATGCTGGCGATTTGGTTCTAGTTGAGGACGAAGGAGTTGCCGAGATTATTAGACGCGTTGAACCAGGCGCTTTTTACGAATTATACGAAGATGAGTATGACGATTTATTTTTCAAAGATGACATCTATAATGAGCGTGATTACAGCAGTTGGTCTGACGAACTCGTACTTTTCCGAGCGATAGAAACGGCTGATAAAGACATTGAAAAACGAGTTGCCGAGTTGGAACGTCGATTATCTGCGATCGAACGCCAGTCAGAGCGTTTAAAAGTTGGCGATTACGCGCGAGTTGTCGGAGATACGATTTATGGCGGCATTACGGAAAACCAAATTGTTGAGATCGCAAGTTATTTAGACGAAGACGGGATTTATAAAATCGAGTTACTTGACGGTTCTGATTATGATTACGCACGACCTTCATCGTTAGAAAAATATACGGAGCATATTGACGAGGTTGAACGGTCAAAATTCAAGAAGGGCGATAAGGTACGTTTAGTTAGTGGTGGTGACAAATTTCCGTTATACGGTTTTTATGATGGAGAAGTTTACGAAGTAGATGATAATAACTGCGAACACGACGAAGGACCTTACAATAAATTGATAAGAATAGTCGACAAAGATGGAGGACCTGGGTATGCTAGGCCGGACCAATTAGAGCGAGTGGAATTCGAAGAATTAAAATTTGCTGAACTCGGACGCAAGCCGGGCGAATTTAAAAAAGGCGACATTGTTCGTGTAATCGATAGTTGTGTTGGGCGCTTGGTAAAAGGCGGTCTATACGAAATAAGCGGTCATAAAGGAAGTACAGAATATGTTACATTGGACGGTATGGATTGGTTTGCAGAATTTGAACTAGTCGCGCCAGTCGAAAGCCGGGTTGACCTTGACTGACGGCGTGGAGTGTGTCGTGTGCGGCGCAATACTAGACGACACACTCGCCCTTTACGACCGTTTTTCCGAGCAGTATTTTTGCGACGAATCCTGCTTCGAAGAATGGTTTCACGAAAATTTTGTGGATGAGTACAAAAGGAGTTGGTTGCGTTGAATTTGAAACTTTCGCTTACTACTGATTCTAACGCAACTGAACGCGCACGTCAAGCGAACGAGCGACGAAACGTGGCGAGCGAATCGCTCGCTGACGCTTGGCGGCGGATTTTCGCAATGAAATTGACTGAATCTGACCGTCGTAAATTAACGGAAGTTAAAGAAGCAATGGATGCCGGTTTGATCGGTCGTAACCCGCAAGACTGCGTAACGAAGTCCGGTCGCCCTAAAGCGTTTAGTAAAGCGGAGGCACTTCGTTTATGGCAAGATTTGCAGGAACGAAAGCGTGAAGAAACGTTACGGCGCATGGTTGAAGAAACGCCGAGTAATTACAAATTGATAACGACTGATGAACAGTTTCAAGCGTTATTAAACGAATTGACTAATGAACCGATCATTGCGCTTGATACCGAAACAACAGGCGTTGACCATTTCGCTGATGAAATAGTCGGTATTTCTATTACACTTCCGAACGCAGACAAGCACGTTTATATTCCGATTGGACATACACAAGGCGAGCAGCTTGATCGTGAATATGTACTCGAAGGTTTGTGTGAGTATCTCGAAAGCGCAACGATTGGCAAAGTGCTTCATAACGCCATTTTCGATATTCATATGTTTATTCGGCACGGAATTCGCGTGCAGGGCTTGCGATGGGATACACAAACAGCAATGTCGATGCTGAACGAAAACGAACCGTCGTTTGCCTTAAAAAATTTAGCAACGAAATATTTACGTGAACCGTCGGACACTTTCGATGAACTATTTGGTAAAAACGCTAAATTCGCAGAAATACCGTTAGATGTTGCGCTTGTTTACGCGGCGAAAGACACGCATTTGACATGGCGTTTGTATGAGTTTCAACGTCATCATATGGAGAAATTTCCGAATATGTTGCGTTATTACGAAACGGTTGAGGTTCCGTTACTTGACGCGATTGTTGACATGGAGCAGACAGGCTTTCTTATTGACGTTGACTATGCGAAAAAGTATGGCAATGAAATGATGCGTGACATTGAGGAAAAGGAACGGTCGCTGAAATCGAAACTAGGCGACATAAATTTGAACAGCCCGGCACAATTGAAGCCAGCGCTTGAAAAAATCGTTGGTCATTCGCTTGAATCAACGGATGCAAAGAAAGTGTTAAAACCGTTGAAAAATAAATTTCCGGTAATTGCGGAACTTCTAGAATACAAAGAACTCGTCAAACTTTATTCAACTTATATTAGCGTTTTGCCAGAATTGATTCATCCGAATACTGGACGGTTACACGCACGATTCAATCCGATGGGCGCGCGGACAGGGCGGTTTTCGAGCGGTGGTAATGGCTGCAATTTACAAAATCAGCCTAAGTCGGCTCGAAAGTTATTCGTTGCTCCGGAAGGTTGGGTTATCTTAGGCGGAGACTTTTCGCAACAAGAGATTCGTTGCGCTGCCTATTTTACGCAAGAACCAGTATTGCTTAACGCTTATGCAGAGGGTCGTGACGTTTACGCTTCAATGGCATCTGATTTTTACGGGAAGCCATATGAAGAATGCGGCGACGGCACGCCGGAGCGAAAAGCGATGAAAACAGGTGTGCTTGCGGCGCTATACGGAACGGGGCCGACAACTCTTTCGCAACAGCTTGGCTGTACCGTTGAAGAAGCGAAAAAGTTCCTCGACAAGTTTTTCCGCAAACACGCTAACGTTAAACGTTGGATTGACGAAACACAGGCGTTTTGTCGTAAGAATGGATTCGTTTGGATGGATAAACAACAACGAAAACGGCGGTTGCCAGAAGCGAAAAAGCGAACGTTTGGTTATGATGCGGATGTGTCGAGAGCGTTGCGACAAGGCCCAAATGCCGTCATTCAAGGAACAAGCGCAATTCAAACGAAGACAACGATCGTGCGGCTACACGAACTATGTAAACGGAAAGGTTGGCGATTGCTCGCGACTATACATGACGAGGTGCTTTTGTTAGTGCCGGACACTGTTACTCGCGAAGATATTGCGGAATTTGAGGATGTGATGATTAATACGTATCGTTTCGGTAACGTGCCGAATAAGACCGATATTGAGTTGTCGCTAAGGTGGGGCGAAGGTATGACAGTTGACGAGTGGTTTGCGAGAAAAGAGAAGGAGGAATCAGCGTGACAAATGTTATTGAGAAATTACGCGAATTAAGTGGAACGGAAGGAGTTAATCGGGACGAAAACCGCAAGAAAATTGAGCGCATTATAAGAGCCTATAAACCGGAAGGTTATACGGTCGAACACGTTCATCACGAATTCGAGGAGGGCGGGCGCTGGCACAACATTGAATCTGATGTTTATAAAGTAGAGCAAAACGGAGAAGTCGCATATTTCGAATTATGGCGCGAAGTGCCGGCAACTGAGTTTCAAGAATTTATGGACTTGGCGTACGGATTTTACGAAGTTGTTCCGCAAGAAGTCACTATTATTAAATACGTACATCGAGTTTAACTTTTATTAAACATAATGAGGTGAATATTAATGAACTTACAAGCGCAAATTGAAGGCGACTTAATCGCAATGTTAGACGAATGGCACTCGTTGCCAGAGGTTTGGGACAACGAATTAGATTCGCAAATTCACGAATGGTACGCGAATGTCGAACCGGTATATCCGAAGCGGCCGTATTTCAGCCCATCAGCTGCCGATGCTTGCCCACGCGAACTTTATATGAAAGCGATTGGGGCTGAGCGCGACAAGACGAAACAGCAACCGCATCAAGGACGTTGGCAACGAATCGGAACAGCGATCGGCGGCGTCATTCAGCGCGACATTTTGTTTATCGAAAAACATTTCGAGCGGATAACGGGAAATAAACCGCCTTTCGTGTTCGAGCGCACGCCTGACGGACGGCCGATGTTCGAAGATTTCGCGAAAAAGAATCATCTTGTCGAGTGGGGCGACGAACGATTTTACCTTTACGGCGCGCCGGACGGAATTATGCGCTATACAACGGATGATGGCGAGGTTATACGTGTTGGCCTCGAGATCAAGTCGAAGCAAACAACACCAGCTAAAACGAGTTTACACTCGATGATTGCGCCTGACTATAAACACGCTAAACAAGTCGTTGCTTACAGCGCTATGTTTGATTGTGATTATTACGTCATACTCTACGTTAATGCCGCAAAGCAGGCGTGGGAAGTAACCGATGAGCAATACGAAAAAACACCTGACATGCGAGCATTTTGCCTGCATATTAATGACGACGATCGAGCGGAATTGTTCGATAGGCTGGCGGGCATTAACCGTGCTGTTCGCGAACGAAAGCCACCAAAACTAGACATTGACAAATTCACGTTTAACAATTACAAGACTGCGTGTGCTTTGTCGCTGACTGACGAAGAGTTTGACGAAATCAAGGCGTATGTTAAGCGAGCGTTAAGATCGAGATTGCCGGAATGGCGCAAGCAGGCGTATTATGACGCGTTTGAATTTATTCGTGAGGTGCGTGAACAACGTGATAGTGAGGAGGGATGATTGATGTATTATGTTGCTGTCGATATTGGTTGTATTGAGTGTGGAGAACCTAGCGCTGTTATAGGGATTTATAAGAAAAGAAGTGACGCAGAGAAAGCAATTGCAGATCATGAAAAACGTCAAGGAGAGAATTGGAAAGGGCAGCATGTGTTTGAAGTTTTTGAGATCGAAAGATTAAACGAAACGTATGAGGTTGAATACTGATTCATCAAGTAGAGGTGAAGGAATGACACGAATATTAGCATTCGACACGTCACTTTCGTCGCCAGGAGTTGCGTTAGTCGAAATAAAGCGCAATAAACCGCATATTATCGCAGTCAGCCACGTAAAAACCGACAGCAAGCAATCACACGCACTTAGGACGCAAATTGTTTACGCATGGGCGGTCGCATTCATTCACGAACACGGCGCAAAGTTTGACGAGATTGTTAGAGAAGATTTTCAAGGGCGATCAAGCGTGCAAAACCATCCGGTTTTCGCGGCTTGGTCGGCAATTGATCGCGCACTTGCTGAGTTTAACCTAAACTTTACGGAAAAACCGATAAGCCAATCGAAAGTAAAGCGGTTGGTAGTCGGCAAGGGTAAGGCGGAAAAAGACGAAGTGGAAGCGGCGGTTCGGCGGCTGACCGGTTACACTGGTGAGTTTGCGACAAATGACGAGAGTGACGCGGTGGCGGTAGCGTTGGCTTGGGCGATTGAAAAAGGGTTGATAAAGAAGGAGGGAAAGAAGTGACACAAATTGTGATTGCGGTTATTTTGGTGTATTTGTTATCGTTAGCGATTTACGCAGGCGTTCCTATTGGCGTTGCGTGGTTAATCAATACGGTTGCAGGAACGGATATAAGTTACGTCCTTGCAGGCGGAATCGGTTTCGGATTATGGTTTTTGGTAATTGTGATTAATATTATATATCTTTATGGTGTGTATAAGGAGGGCGGTAGGTGGCCGATGTGATTGACTACGCCTTATTGCGCCGATTAATAGCTGACGAAGAACAAACGCTTGCCGACATCGAATACGAAATTAGGCGAGTAGAACGAAAATTAACGGAACTCAAACGAGAACGTGACGAACATACAAAGAATTTGCGCGACTTGCGTGATTTGTTGAACGTGGAGGTGAATAGCGGTTGTTGACGATTTTTTCTATCGTTTGTTTAACGTTACTTTTATTTATATACATCGATATGGATACAAAAGGAAATGAGCAGTTAATCGCAGGTAAAATCGTTTTAATATCGTTGGTTATTATTCCGTTTATTGATACGCTAATTCGATTGTTTCAGCGGTGATTAAGTGATTTATTATACTTCACTTACAGGTAACACACGAAGGTTCGTTAAGAAAACGGGATTGCCTGCGGTTGAAATAAAGCGCGGTATGAAAGCGATCGAGCCTTTCGTAATTGTTACTTATACGATAGGTTTCGGTCAAGTTCCGCAAATTGTCGATGAGTTTTTAGAGCAAAACAGCGACTTACTTCGCGGTGTGGCGGTCAGTGGTAATCGTAATTGGGGCGATTCCTACGGGAAAGCAGGCGATATTATAGCGAATAAATACAATGTTCCGTTACTTTTAAAGTTCGAACTGGCCGGCACAGATGACGATGTTAAAACATTTAAAGAAAGGGTGGTTAAGTGCGGTATATCGAATTAAACAACGAAATCATGCAGCGTGATGAAAACGGAGACTTGCAACTTGAAAAAGACAAAGAAGCTGTCAAAGCCTATTTTATCGACTACGTAAATCAAAACACCGTGTTTTTCCATAACCTACGCGAAAAACTCGATTACCTAGTCGAAAATAATTACTACGATAAAACCGTGTTAGATAAATATACATTTGACGAAATCAAGCGTGTTTATGAAACGGCTTATGCGAAAAAGTTCCGGTTTCCATCATACATGAGCGCTTTTAAATTTTATAACGATTATGCGTTAAAAACAAATGATAAAAAGAAGATACTAGAGCGGTACGAAGATAGAATCGCAATTGTCGCGTTATTTCTTGCCGACGGCGACGCGGACAAAGCCGTTGAGTTTGCGAAACTATTAATCAATCAAGAATATCAGCCCGCAACACCAACGTTCCTCAACGCTGGACGCGCCCGTCGCGGCGAATTAGTTTCGTGTTTCTTGCTCGAAGTTGGCGACAGTCTCAACGACATAAACATGGCGGAATCGATCGCAAAACAGCTTTCTAAAATCGGCGGTGGCGTGTCGCTTAATTTGTCCAAAATTCGTGCAAAAGGCGAATCAATAAAAGAAATCGAAGGTGTCGCAAAGG